CGCTGACCACGTTACGGGAGTTGTGATCGAGTCACGACAGCTTGTATGGAACGACCGCTTTGAGCTCCTACCGCTGATCGTACAATACCTTCCCAAGAAGGATACGCTCACACTACACGTGGTCGTCGAAGACTTCCGTCTTTATGGGCACAAGGCGCAAGACCAGATCAACAATAGCTTTCCATCGGTAAATGTGATCGGAGTATTGGATCTGGTTGCGCACTTGAATAGTATTCATCTCAACATGCAGATGGCAAGCATGATCTCTAAGGTTGCCGTACTGCCTGAACACCTACCCTACCTTATCAAATCCGAGCACACACGGGATGCCTACAAACATGCAAGATACCATGCAATTGTTCGACTTCGGTACATTCACGTTAGTTCCCCGGGACTACCAGCTCAAAGCAGCTAGGATAGCAGCCGGACGGAACATTCTATTAGCCGATGAATGCGGCCTCGGTAAGACCCTCACCGCCCTCTTAGCAATTCAGCAGTACGCACCTGACAGGCACAGTCAATCATTGGCCGTGTGCCCACTGCGTTTGGTCGAACAGTGGAAGGACGAAGCCTCTCGCGCTGGCGTCAAGGCTTTTGTGCTTCCTTATGGGTGGCCAATAACCTTGTTCAACAAGTTGGATGGTCTGTACATTACTCACTACGAGAACTTGCGTAATGCCGATACGCTCATGTCCCTACGTGCTGTTCCGTGGGATGTCATAATTGTTGACGAAGCTCACCGTATAAAGAACAGGGATGCCGTGCAGACTAAAGCCATCAAGTCGCTGTATGCCGGTCGTAAGATTGCGATCACTGGTACTCCTATGGAGAAGTCGCCTGCAGACTTGTGGTCGATCTTGAATTGGCTCTATCCCAACTCGTACTCATCCTACTGGAGGTTCGTCAATCGCTTCATAGATGTAGCCGATACGTACTTCGGTAAGAAGTTCAAGGGAGTCAAGAACGAGAAAGGCCTTGCGCAGCAGCTGGCTACCATTATGGTGCGCCGCACGAAGCAAGAAGTCGAGCCTGAACTCCCGCCCAAGATCCTGCAGATCGTCGAGGTTTCGATGACCAACAGCCAGAAGGCTGCATATGATGCTATCGACAAGGCTAAAGACATTCTTGTTGATGTCGGCGATCGCATTCCGTTACTAGTAGCCAATGTTCTAAGCAAGATGACCAAGCTGCAACAGATCTCATCTACGCCACGCACGCTAGACATTCCAGCAGGTAGCGGTAAACTGGACTGGCTGATGGATTGGTTAGGTGATAACGAAGGTGTACGTGTGGTCATGTTCACACGCTTTAGGCAGACAGCTGTAGCAATTGCCGAAGCGATCACGTCCGAAGATTGCGACATCATCATGGGTGGAATGCCTGTCAAGATAGACGGTTTCCTGTCAGGCAGGAAGTATCATTTGGTTGGAACGATAGATGCTATGGGTGAAGGACTCAATCTGCAGATAGCCGACGTTGCTATCTTTGTTGACCTTCACTGGTCGACCTTGAAGATGACCCAGGCAATCGACCGCATCCATCGTATAGGCATCACGGGTCCTAAGCTCATCTACTTCCTGCTCTCGGGTGACATCGACTACCTGATCTACAAGGCACTCGATCGTAAATGGAGCATCTTGGATCTCGTACTTGAGGCTTCTAAGCGATGGAAGGAGGTCTAAAACTCTAATGAAACTCTAACCTTACATTCATATTCCGTTCACGTTGATCATTTATAATATTCCTATCTATTGAGAGGAGAGGTCCTATGCGATACGAGATTCACATTAGTGACGTGCGATCATTCAGGCAATGTCGCCGTCGCTGGTACTTCAGTTCAGGATTGCAACGCAACCTTGAACCTGCTGTACCTTATATGCCCTTCTTTACTGGTCGAGCTGTTCACTGGTCGCTCGAGCAGTACTACGGACACGGAACTGATCCGGTCCAAGCATCCCTTGACTTCATAAACAAAGAGACAGCCACCTGGGGTTCACTCTGGCCTCGCGAGATGGACAAACTGAACGAGCAAATAGCTCTCATAGCTGGAATGCTCGGTCATTATAAGTTGTGGGTCAACAAGTATGAAGGTCGCCTGGCTGACAAGAACTTCGAGTTCATCGCTCTCGAGACATCCTTCAGAGTGCCTTTGCTTACCGATACTGGACGTAGGAGCAGTAAGGTCTTCCTGGCCGGTCGATTCGATGGTCTTGTAGTCAACAAGTTAGACGGCTCGTACTGGTTGTGGGAGATCAAGACCACGCGCAGTATCGACGAGCTCTATAAGTCGTTGGCTCTGGATGAACAGTGCGGCACATACATCTACGCGGCCGAGCAAATGTTCGGCGTGCACATAAGTGGCGTCATGTATACCATCATGCGCAAGAAAGAACCCACGATACCTCGCGTCCTGAACAACGGAACGCTTAGTAAGGCTCAGAACATTGATACTACGGCAGAGATCTACTTGGAAGCCGTTATGCAGAACCATCCAGAGTATCGTGAGGATCCGGAGCAGATCCTAAATAACTATGGTGACATCTTGGGAGCATTGCTTGCCAAGGGTAACACATTCTTTGCTCGTGTACCGATCTATCGTACACGCAAAGAGATCGCAACGTTGAGCAACTACCTATGGCTTACGGCTTTGGAGATGACCAGGCAGTCTACTCCATTGTATCCTTCTCCTGGATGGTCTTCATGTAACTTCTGTCCATTCAGGTCGCCCTGTGTTGCAATGAACTCAGGAGCTGACTGGGAGATGATTCTGGAGTCGGAGTTCAAGTCACGTACGGTAGAATTATTTACCGAGGAGGAACATGAAGCGAACTAATGTTGACGACTACCAGTACTTGAAATTGCTGCTGTACGGTGAGCCTGGATCAGGTAAGACACGTGCATCAGCTAGCGCAGCTTTGGACGAACGAACGTCCCCTGTACTCATGCTCGACTCCGGAGGCAATCCGATATCGATCAGGTCGTACGCAAAGAAGCCTGATATCGTTACCTGTGATGAACTCGCGGACTTCAATCAACCTTACGAATGGCTTGCAGCCGGTCAGCCGACCAACCATGTATTCTGTACAACGTACAAGCTGAATCCACCTTACAAAACCGTCATCATTGACGGAGTAACCGAAGTGCAGCGAATGTCTTTCCGCCTGGTGACTAACAATCAACGAACAGGTCCTGGAACATTGCCTTCTACGGCAGAGTTGCAGCACTTCAATAGAGTCTTAGGCCAAATGGTTGCCTTTGCTCGTCTATACTTCGCGCTCCCCATGCACGTTATTGTGACCTCTCTGGAGCGAAGCGACAAGGACGAAGTAACTGGAGCAATGATGCTTAAGCCTCTACTTTGGGGGCAATCATCTTCAGAGGTGGCAGGATATGCGTTTGCAGTTGGGCGTATGGTACATCGTGCTCGTCTCGATGGCCGGATCAAGCAGGACGCAGAGGCCTACCGTAAGCTTGGAATCGTCGAGGATTCCATTGATGAGTCTACTACTTCGGTTGCTCTATGGACGCCAACCGGTAAGTATGTAGCCAAGGATCAGTATGGTGCACTAGGTCCCTACATGACGGACCCTACCATCACGAAGATCTTTGATCGGATCTATGGCGGAGAACCCAACCTACCCACTAAACCCTAAAGGAGTACTACAATGCCCGTTATCGATTTTACCCAAGTACAAAGCATGGAGCCAGTTGATCCTGGCATCTATCAGGCCGAGATCGTCAACGCCGAGGAAGGTCAGAGCAAGTCCGGCAACCCCAAGATCGACATCCGTTGGAAAATCACCACGGGGCCTGTAGAAGGTCGTCAGGTCTTTGACAGCATGTCCTTCCATCCCTCAGCTCTCTGGCGCACGAAACTGGCCCTCCAGGCTTTAGGCTTCGACGAAGACTTCAACGGCGATGTGTCGGCTGATATGCTTCTCAACCGGGCCGCGACCATTACGGTCACTATCGAGCCCGGCAACGGTATCGATCCGAAGACCGGTGAGGCCTATCCTGAGCGCAACCGTGTAGTCAAGGTTCAGAGCGCTTCGTTCCTACACGCGTTCGTCATGCCCAAATAGCGTCCACGTAAGTG